ATACTGCCAACTTGAGCGGCATTGTTCCCAAAAAGTTTTTGCATCCAGTTCATTTGATCGTTAGCCATTCCATAAGAAGCACCGGCAGAGGCAACGCCGCTTAAAGCACCAAGGACGTTTGACATAGTGTTGTCGGCTGGCTTCATGTAGGTGTTCGGCTTCATCCCTGCCAAAGTCATCAGAGATTGCAGCCAGTTCTGCCTTCCCTGTTCGCTGAAAGTAGCCTCTTGTAGGGCTTGTTCTGTGGATAAATCCTGCAACTGCTGGCCCTCCTGAATCCCCATTCTGGCAATCAGGTCTTCCGAGGCCGGAGAATCAGACATATTCCTGCGGGCCAAAGAGGATCGAACCTTGTTGACCATGCCGGGTTCAACTGCACTACCCCAATAATACTGGTTGACCCTTCTTTTTGACCTGTCCCAAATATCGCCCCAATCAGGAGAGATAGCGCCATAGCCGGGTTGATCTCCCCATTCCTGAAGCCTGGACCACCAAGATTTTCTTGCGCCCTCCGCTTCTGGGTATTCGGGGGCCATTTCCATGGTGTCATTCTTCTTAGTTGCCGCCGCCGAAACCCCTAATGCACCCGCTGCACCAATCAAAGCCGGAACGAACCATCCCACGATAGCCTCCTTTTTAAATATGCGACCAAGCCTTCCAAACTTCTTAAGTTTTCATTTTCTGTAGCCGCAATTCTCTGGTAGTAAGTTTAAACTTTTCATCTTTTCAGCCGTATAACACCAGCTCGGCCTGTTATTATAAATGGAACAGAGATTTTCTTTGGTCAAGAAATGACACCTTTCAACGGTCTTTACGATCTTGCCGCCGTGATAATAGTGCTTATAGCAACATTGACCGCATTTGCGGCACAAAACTTCACTCATTCTGCCCCTATGTGTTTAAAAGTAACGCCCTTGTCCTCAAGGGATTTGATCGCCTGATCCCTTATCTCCTTCTGAATCAATGCCTCTTCCTGCTTGCGCTCTTCATCCTGTATTTTCTGCTGTTCCTCTGCGTCAATCTTGGCAAGGTTTTTGACAAAGCGGGTTCCAGAGAGTTTATAATTGCATGGATTCTCGTCGGAAAAGTCTTTCAGGTTCCCCTGCAAAACCTTGACCTCCTGCCCCTCCTGCACAACGGTGTCATTCTGCTCGGAAGCGGTGATTACCTCTTTCGTGTTTTTGTCATAGACAACGTATAACTCGGCGTAACAGGTTGAAGCGAAAAACAAAGATAGAACTAAGGCAAAAAATCTCATGTAATCCTCCTATTCAAGAGCAATGAGTAAAATTCGTAAATATCCAGAAGCCATGTCGGTAATGGTCGCACTTGCGTAAATGCGCCCTAAATAATTGATTCCATAGACCGAGATCGTTGTTGCTGTTAAAGCTGTGATATTCGTCCCCCTTCCGGCATTAGCGGAATCAAAATGCTGTCCTAATGGGTAACAGACAATACCGGAGCCGTCAGAGGTATTTGACAGCATGACAATGGGAAGAACTTTAGTAGTCCCAAGATTGTGCGTCTTTGTATAGGTCGTTCCCGCGCTTGCGGCAAACCAGCCGGAATCGTATGACCTTAACTTAAAATCATCATTGACGATGTTTGTGATATTGCCGGATGCGTCGTTGTAGAAGGAGCCAAGGCGTAAATAATATGTTGCTCCTGACGGGGCCGTTGATGAGGTTGAAATTGTAATCCCAAACGTCGTATTAGAAACAGCCGCCATGTCTGCATAAACATAATAAGTTGTGGATGTTGCCTCTGACCCCGTATCAATGTCAGTCCACGCCACAGTTGTGCTTGATGTATTCCTTGCGAACAACCGGACTGAGCCGTCAGAGTTAGAACAGACAACAGAGCCGCTTTCAACTGTTAGAGTAGAAGCCGAGGCATAGGTTAACCTTGCCCCCCGCCTGAAGGCCCCTAAAAGATTGTCTAACGGGGCCACTATGTTATTGTAGGAAGCCGAATCAATGTCAGAGGCGTTTTCTGTTCCCAGGATAGAATTTTCCCCTGTTCCATTCCTCCACTGCTCGGTGGCCAACGCAGGCGAAACGCTCATCATTAAAATCAATAATCCCGCTAAAATCTTCTTCATGAATCCTCCTTATGGCGCTTCGGTAACTGCCGAGCCGCCGACTGTTGAAATCCTCATGTAACCCCCAAGGAAATTGGCGCATTTAAGACGAAAATTGCTGACAACACCGCTGAAAAATCCCGCCTGACCGTGAGCATAGAGCTGAACCAAATCACCCGCCGCCACGGTTATATTTTCTGAAAAAGCCTCATAGACATTAGTAGCCACATCTCTTTCAGTCCCTACAGCGCTTCCATTGACATATATACGGCCTTTCGCATGATGCGCGGCGTCTCCGGTGCTATTTTTTAACTCAAAATAAACGGTAATTGTTCCGCTTGTTCCCACTAAAATTTCTTTAGCTTTGGTGTAAGCTGTAGCTGTAGCGGAAGTTTCCGTATCGCTAAAGGCAAACACAACGGAACCGGCGGCAAACGTGGGAACGGTAGAAACTCCCCCAACCGTATCATTCACAAATTTTACATTCGCCACTTGGTAATCTGTTGTTGGCGCCGAAGATGGGGTAATCGGGAAGGATGAAAAGGTCTTAACTCCGGCAACCGTCTCAGCCCCAGTCAAAGACACATAGTTTTCTGAATCGTTGCGAATATCGGCCCTGATTCGTCTCAATTCCTCATTTAAAACAGGAAGCGAGGATTCGGTAAAGTCAACGATCTGTTCCTGAGCGAATGCGGGAGAAACGATCAAAAAAAGTAAAAACAAAGCTTTTTTCATGTCAACGGCTCCACATCGTAAATGACCATAAGTTTTTTAATCTCTATGGGGTTCAGACTGCTTTCGGTAATCGTGATCTTGAACCACTTGCCGACAAATTTTCCAGTTGTAAAATATTCCTCATAGGATTTTGGATGATCGGAAAGGTTGATTGAAAAGGCGTCTATGTCCCCTTCCAGATTTTCAAACTTTACCGACAGGGTTCCGGTCGTTCCTGAATGAATGGTATAGAGTTTTTTCAGTCCTATCAGGTTTTCAGGGTTCCCTGTATGAATCCATCCGGATTCCCATTTCAGGGGGATAGAGGTTTCAGTTGACGCCCCTTCTTTTCTGTAGGTAAACTTAACGACAAAATTATCGGCCTTATAAATTGTAGGGGTATAGGAAATGCTGTCCGTTGTGGCTTTGATCTTATACTGGACATAATCATCGGCAGTCAGGGCGGAAACATCAGAACCAGAGGGATCGGTAAAATCAGAGGACCACGAAGCAACCTGACAAGCCGCTGAACTGGCCCCGCTTCGCAGATTAAAAACAACCTCTCCGCCTGCGGCAGGAATGCTCTCATTCCAGTAAAGTTTGTCAAAGGAATCCGCGCCTAAGTTAAGAACCTGTGATGTGTAGGTTCCATTAACATCTTCCCGGTCTATCGTTCCTACGAGGGTATCAATAGTCCCTGTCAGGGTGTCTATTGTTGCCGTTCGTGCAATCTCGATAACAGGGCTGTTTTCGTCCCCTCCCCACCGGGTCGGAATGTAGCGCATATCATCCCAAGTCCCAGTAAAGTCAGAGTGTTCATCATGGATAATCTCATTAAGAGAACTTGAATGAGCGTAAACCTCACCATCCGAAGATGAGCCGGAGTAAAGGACATCCCAATCGGAACCGGAAGCAAAAGCCGTCATAGGGCCGACGCCAACCGTATCAACGGAGAAGGCGTTGCTCAGGGTGTCAAAGACCAGAAGCCTGTTGTTTGATGTCGCTCCCGTAGATTCAGAAGTAAAGGAAAGGTAATACGTGTTCCTGTGAAAAATCCCCCAACAGTTGACCAGATTCGAGGATGAAATATCTTTTATGGTCGGCGTTATGATGTCTGAAACAAGGCTTGAATACTGCCCGTTGAAATTATAAATCCCGTCATAAGACAGATAGAAAATCCCCTGGGATGTATTGACTGCGCTATAGGGGGCCTGACAGCCCATAAAACTTAGGGGATCTGAAATCTCCCATTCTGTCGAAGGGTCGTCCCCGTCCGTATAAATCTTTTGAATAGTCCTGTTTTTCCCGACGGTCAGGACGCCTAAGAGTTGTTTGATAAAAGTAACGGAATCTCCATCATTCTGCCTGACATCAAGATAGGAACCGGGAAGGAAATAATCATGACTTCCATCTTCCGAATAATAAACCCGTGATGGATATGTCGGGTCCCCTGAAATCCAAAGCCTGTTTTTATGAACCAAACAGAACTTCCCTTTTGGCGGAGCGTAGGTATATCCGGGTGAAAGGGCCGCGCCCCTGGCGGCGTCTGCGTCAGAATCCGTTAATGTCGTTGCTGTGTTGTTGGCAATCGTGCCATTGGAGAGCAGCTTATAATCTGACCCTGCGTTAGATGTCCTGTAAACCTTCCTTCCGATTATCGCCTCGCCCCCGAAAGAATCAGGGCCTATCGGGATCATCGTCAGGTTTATGTCATTGTCGGAAACGGTTATCGTGTTGGATGGCGTGTTAAAAGAAACTTCATAGGAAGTCGTGTAGAACGTAATTTTATAGGTATAAACTCCGTTCGGGCCCGCCCCCGATACTGCGTCTGTCGCCAGACAGGAGCCTAAATAAGTTGCCGAAGCAGATGAGCCGTCATATTTAACCGGCTGATTATACCCATCCGTTCCTATGGCTAAATCATGCCATGTAAGCCATTGCCATTTTCTATCCCCCGTTGAGAGGTCAAGAATCTTGGTAAAAGCACCGGTGTCGTCATCGCCCTTGTCTATCTGGTCCCCATGATTGACAAGAAAAACCTTTGTTCCGCTTGTAAGATAAAGACGGTGTAAGCCTGTTATAGATTCTGTTTCGGAGGCTGTTCCATAAAGCAAAAGCTGATCTCGCTTGCTTATGGCTTGATAAGTTTTATCAAAACGAATATTCTCGCAAACAGTCCCATATTTCTGTTGCAAACCGAAGGAATCCGGCTTTGTGGCGAGGCCGCCGGAGAAATCATCAATGACAAACATCTTATTCTCCTGCTCAACCTGAGCATGGAGAGGATAGGATGTCAGAGCCAAAAACAATAACGAAAATATCAGTTTTTTATTAAACCTTGTCATAGGGCCTCAATGAGATAATCCCGTATTTTCCACCGCCTAATTCCTTTTTCATCCAAGCAACAAAATCAAGCCATTCCTGCTTGGCTGTTTTGGCCTCTTCTGTTTTCCCGATCTTGGCCTTTACTCTCCATTGGAGATATTTGATAAGTCCTCCGTGAAAAGGTTCAAGATATGGAAGCTGATTGAACGGCATGATGGTATCATTATCGAAATCATCAGAAATAAGAACGGCATAGACTTGAATCGTCAGGGCATCATCCACCGGCCTGTCGAACCAGAGATATTGACCTCTCCTAAAATACTTTTTGGGCGTTCCTGAACTTCTTGTCCTCCACGCAGAGCTTTCTTCATCAAGTTGCGCTATTGTAGTTTTTTCAAGGCGGTCATCATCATAGGCAACCCCGCCCCCCGGATATTCGTCAATGTCAAAAAAATTGTCAATCTTCTGCGTCAAATCCCAATACTGATCGTCTTCCACGCTTGTCCATTCTGTATCTCCGACAACACAGCGGGTCATGGCACAGGTTTCCTTATCCCCATCAAAAAGGAAATCGTTCAAAAGGGCGTCCGTAATAACCCTTTCCGTAACCTCTGGATTCTCTGTTCTGAAGCGTTCTCTTAAGTCAGATCGTGTCATTTATCCCCTCCAAATCATTCCGTTTCCAGCCAATAGATAAGAAATCTGCACACCCACCAAGGCCCCGAAGAAGAACTCGCAGACCTTCCAGACTAAGGTAGAGGCGGTCAACCGTATATTTGAGAGAATAAACAGGATGAAACAGCCAACCGCCGTTATCGGGTTCCACCAAGACACCCCAAAGGGTAAGGAGATCGCACCATATAGGCAAAAAACAGCCAATTTTAAGGCCCAGGGCGTCTTTTCTCCGTAGCCCATATGGAATGACCCTATAGCCATGATCGCCACGCCTGCCCCCTGCCAGGGCTTAAATCCCCCTACAAAAACGGCAATTCCCAGAAGAAAGGGCAAGAGGAAGCGCCGGGCCCACTTCTGGCCCTCGATTTTGTCGGATATGGTCGTTCCGCCAAGGGCAAAGAGCATACCTGACAGGGCGGGTAATATGACCATCCAAAGTTCAGGATTCATAGCACTTCCCTTATTGCGTGGCAGAAATAAAACACCAAGACAATGACTGCCACATCGCAGGCAAGAAAAATCATATTCCCGCCTCCCCATAAAACCTGTCCACAGCCGCATTGGTCTGTTTTAAGAAGTCCTGCGCTTT